CCCGGCTCATAGCAAGTTAAAAAGCGGTCAAACTGTAAATAGTTTTAGTTCATGTTATACATTATTTTATGGATTATTTGCTCGTACAATGAATTTATTATTAAAGACTTATGCGCAACCAAATTTTTTGTTCGGTTGTCTCGATGCTCAGAATGATTTTACGTTTGGTTTACATTTTACAAAACATATGCAAAATAGTGTTTACGTCGGTTGTGATGTGAGTTCTATGGATACTACTCACATGCCATTTACTTACTTATTTTTTGCTAAATTAATTGCGTTATTAGGTAAGTTTGCCAATTATGACATTGATGAACAATTTATATGTGATTTTATGTTAGATTGTTCTGCTTCTTGGATGACATCAAATGCTCAGCATAATATTTCTGCGGAAGCACATTTTATGTTGCCTAGTGGACATGCATGGACCTTAACATTCAATACAGTTACTTCTTTCTTATATAGCATTATGTGTTATGATTTATATAATGTTCGTGGTGCTCAATTTAAGGGTGATGATTCTTTGTTAGCATTATATAAACAGCCTAATGATATTGATATGTCTTTTTTTTTGCGACATCGTATTGTATTGAAACCTGTTTGTATGAAAGCATTTCCTGAGTTTTGCCATAAGATTTATTTTGGCATGCAGATTGCTTATCAAACTGATATTGATCAATTTCAAACCGATATGGCTTTCCCTATTGTTACCCGTGTTCTTGCTAAATTAGTCTCGTATTGCCAACCATGTACTAGTGTTGGTAAGGAAATTGATATTTTTCATGAGTTTTTCATAGGTTGGAAAGAACAATTAAAGTATGCTGTTTGTTCTGAATATTTTGCTTCATTTATAGCTGCAAATATTGGGTATCATTTTTCAATTATTGGCTATTCACCATTTGGAGATTCACATTCATATCATTTACATGAAATTATTGTTGATTTGTGTTTTATTGCTCAGGCTTTTTGTAATATGGAGTATAAACGTGTTTTCAAGCAATTGAAACGCGTGTTATTGTATTCCCATTAACTCCAAAATATCTTTAAAAAAAAAAAAAAAAACTGAGAGAGAAGATAGGAAG